ATCTGTAACTGATCCGACATATTCTGCATCTTTAAATTTATGTTTATACACGGCTATTGCGTGCTTGTCTATTTCACTAAAATAACTTTTGACTTTGTATCCAGCTCGTTCAAATCCCATATGGAATCCACCGATACCGCTAAAGAGGTCTAATTGATTAATTTTCTTTCTCATATTGTAATTGATTTAAATGTATTGAGTCCAGGTGTTATGGTGTTGCCTTGCACTGTTCCTTGGAATTGTGCCAGCTCCTGGTATTGTACTTTGTCTTGGGTGATGTGTAGGATGTAGGCAAACTTCCATATCCCACCGCTCTTGTAATTGTCAAGTACGGCAAGCTCCCGTGCTGTTATAACCCCTTGCTTTGTGGTGATTACTACTGCTAACTTCACCCCATCAACTGTGAGTGTGTAGTCTACGTGTGGTGTTTCACTTTCTACTTGCTTTCTTTCCCCTGGTGCTTTTATTGCCCAGGCGTGAATTGCTTTGATCTCTCGCTCTAATGATTGCTGCATTGATACATTGGTATTTATTAAACTCTTTTACTCCTTTTACTTGGTTGTTCTTTGCTTTGGTTATACGCAGTACAACTGTTTTGTTGACCTCATACTTTGTTAGGTAAGCTATTTTGTTGTAGTCGGTAACTATTGCTATGATGTCGTAGTCGTTATCATAGGGTACATACCCACCGATTACTTGTCTTCTCATTGTAAGCTCGACCTTTCCTTTGTATGTTGTTCTGTATTTCACCTGGACTCTAAATCGTATTGTGCCTTTGGTTACAAGGATATCATAGGGGCAATTATGAGTCACCGGCATATGGGGCTGAAATCCGTGTCGCAATAGGTCTGCAACAATTAAGTGTTCACCCATTGCCCCTATGTATGATCTATAATCCTTGTTCATGCTTTATGGCTTGCAACACTTCTTCCCAGTACTCTTCTTTCCAGCGATCATACCTGGCATATTGTAGGCATTGGATTGCTTGTACTTGTGCGTGTTTACCGTGCTGTTCAATCATCAAGAGTGCTTTGCGCTTGGTGTCTTTGAGGATTCTCACTTGTCAGTGTTTACCAGGAAGCGATCTATTTTATCTGGATCAAGCTCACGTACTGCACGCAGCAGTTTACGCTCTTCAATCCTGGCTTGTTTGTAGGCTGACCTTGGCGAATCTGAACCCAGGTTTTGGTACATCTTGGCGCATCGATGTAGCACCTCATCAATCAACAGCTTGTGATCTGCATTGTTACTGTAACTCATTTGCTCTCAATTTAATTGTATTGTCAATGTGGTATTCTTCTCGTACTGTTTCGTAGAGGTTATCGGCCAGGCGTTTGGCTTCTTTTGCTGTCATGCTGTTTACTGCTTCATTCCATTCCGGGTATGAATCGCACAGTAACCCATTGTCCCCATGAACAATTATTTCTTTGTACGGTGTTGTGTTTGATGCGATCAACGCACATCCTGTGAACCCAGCTTCAATTGCTTTGAGGTTACTCTTGCATTTATGAAAAAGTCCAGAGCTTAATGGTGCGAGTGAGACATTAAAGTTTTCGTACAGCTTACCGTAATTGTGTAGGCTTAATGGTAATGATACATCGTTAGCGTGTAACAGCTTATCGTACCCTTCAATGTTTGTTGTGTATGTGTAATGGTTGCTCCAGTCAACTCCCATTTTATTGATATCCTTTGTGTGTCCTTTTGCACCGGTGTATCCAAATCGCACACCCGATTCAAAGTTCTTATTCATACTCCACGATCCTTCATCTGGATCAATTGCATTAGGTACAATGGTGTATGTAAGCTTTGGATTAATCTTTTTTGCTTGCTTGTAGATTAACCTGTTTGGAGTCCATAGATGATCAGCAATCTTAATTGCATTCTCTATAGCTCTACGAATGCTGTGCCTTGTGTTTTGGTTATACTCGTAAGCTGCGTAAGCTGGATTGTCTGTAGGTAGCACCCAATAGTCATCAACATCTACGATAACCTTGATGTTGTTCTCCTTGAGCAGCATGCCTATGGTTTTGTATCCCTCTGGTGTGAGCTGAAGATGTCTACTGAATATAAACCTATCGACTTTAGATAGATCCATGTGCAGCAGATCTATTACGTCATCAATAATATGTACCGGAGCAATTCCTTTTTGGGCAATCTTACCAAAAGGTATTACTAGCCTGTGGTAATTGATACCTTGCCAATCACTTACTAGAATAATGTTCATTGATTTCGGACACTGCTGTTTTAATTAAATCTAATTCACTGCGGATCTCTTTAATGGAATCCGTTATTGTCTTTCTGACCATCTCTTCATTGGTTTGTGGATGGCCTTTTATTGTGTGTAGCTTTTCATATAGTGCCTGGCTTACATCAACCACTCGTGATGTGGCTTTAAAGTAAAGATCGGACAGTTGTTCTTGAGTCATGACTGGTTAAGGATTTGTATTACATCATTCACTTGTTCCTGGTTACGTGGTAGGAACAGCTGATAATCTCCCATGCCGTTCTCATTGAGGTGATGCAAGAACAATTTCCAACGCATTGGAAAGGTATGCTGGCTAGGTACAAAGCCTTTAGTTTCAATAACAAACTTGTGCTTGGAGCTGAAAAAATCCGGAGTATACTTCAAAGGGTGAACCTTTTTATCCTGGTAGCTTTGCATTGCTTTTGACTTTGGTACGCTCTTGTAGTAGACTCCTTCGTACTTTGATCCAGGTAGCAGTTCAAACGTCTTGCCTTCGTAAGCAAACTCTAAACCGGATTCTTTCAACTTGCCATAACAATATGCTTCAAGTCCACTGGCAAACGTGATGCCATCGATAGTCTTTTTCTTACTGTTTACTGCGCCTTTTTTCTTACCAGCCATGCTCAAAGTTAAATAAACAAAACTGTTAAAAAGCTATGTCGTATGTAGAACTTATTGACACTTGCTTGATGGGCGTGCCGTGATCAATTGGATCGTAAATGTCTGGTCCATTGAGACATCTGAATCCAGTGCTGTCGCTATTCATTCTAAAAAGCATTGGGCTGTCCAGGCTTGTTGGCGATCCACCAAGTTCTGTTGTACGCACCTTACGCATATGGAATTCAACCATCCTTCTTTCCTCTGGAGTTGCGGCTTGAATTTTTCTATGGATGGTCGCAACACAATCTGCAACGTTCACATTCTTACCGCCACCTTCTGTATCTTCAGCATATGGAGCTATAGGTAAACCATCTTGTCCTTTTCTACGCTGGGCTTCTGTCATTGCGTGCATATTAATCCAAACGGCAATGTCTGTAGCCACACTAAATGTTAATAACTCACGCAGTGCCTGGTAATGATAATCGTGTGTGCTTATGATTCCGTTACCAGATGCGCTGACCTTGAGACTGTTGTATGGATCAATGAAGATGCCGTCAATCTTTTTGGTTTGCATAGTTTTCTTTGCCATCAAAATTAGGTCAGTATAACTGTACACCTCATGATTCGAGATCAGCGTAAAGTGTTTACTCACCCACTTGTATGCTTCTTTTCTCTCTCCTGGCTGCATTGCAGTAAGTGGACGATCAAGATAGAACTCCATCAGTCGAACTTTTACCATCGCTGTTTTATTCTCACTGGAGTATACCAACCATTTCCAACCGTGCTTTGCACTCGCCACTATCATCAAGTAGAGCATAAAGGTGGTCTTACCAACGTTGCTATGGCCCATGCCGATGAACATCTCTTTCTTAAATCTGAAGTGCTTATCGATATTCTCATTACCAGTCTTTAGTCCTTCCGGTATTCTTCCTTCTGCAAACTCCACCATGTAGTGGTAATCATCGTCATCAGAACTTATAAACGACAGATCCATTTCATCCAGCTCTATGGATTTCATGGCATCACTCTCTTGCTCAATGACCTCTCGTATTGGAAGGTTCTTGCCGTGTGATATACCGTCCTGGATCGTCACTTTAGCATTCTCCAGGGACTCAATATCCTTCTTGCTGATTTCACGAAGCAACACTCTGTACGCCTCTTCTTCTTCTATTTTACCAGCTGCGATGTATCCTCCCACCAATGTTGCAGCTTTTAGCAACGCATGGTGCTTTTCCCCATCTTCTGCCAGGCGAATAATACGAGCTGCAATATTCAGCTTACGGTAATCCGTCCCTTTGTCCAGGGCATTAATCTTTTGCTTTTCTACCTGATCTATTAATACACCAGCATAGGGTTCAGCATCCAGGTTAATTACCAGCTCTGGATCATACGATTCAAAGCAAGCTCTTGACTCATTCTTACCAGAAACATCCAGGTTTAATCCGTAGTTCTTATTGAAGTAATTGATTAAAGCATTGAACTGATCACGATGTTTATCCGGGAATTTTAAAGGAACTAAAGCTTTTAAGCCGTTGCCGCTTGGTGACACCCATATTGCAGCAATGTACTTGTCTTCTGCAAGTTGTCTTTTTACTTGTAGCGTATCCTCAAGTTTATCAAAGTCTAGGATTGTAAGACTGTTATGCTCCATGAGCGCATCATCAGCTCTCCTTGCAAACTGTCCAGACCAACAT